GCACCACATAGACCAGTTCATTGCCATTCAACGGCGATGCAGGATCTAGCTGTGAAAGCTTTTGATCAGCCATCAATCCTCCAGCAGCAGGCGGCCCCCGCTTGCTAGCAGCAGTCTAAAGCCGTTCTCTAGCAGCAAACTCCCAATGACAGGCGCAGCCGCCTTGCTCAATGTCACCATCATGTAGAGCCCATCGCCCATCATCATCGGCTCACGCACCGTATAACTCTGCCCGTCAACCGTCACTGCGTCGTTGTATCTCAACGCGCCAAACTGAGCCGTAGGCAGGTTATGCACGGCGTACTCCACTGAAATCACCTGTTCATCGATGATCAACTGCGAGTTCTGCTCGAAAATTCCAAACCCGGAAACGGCGCCCCAAACAAATGGGACGCCGCCAAGGTTCCGATTAACAGCTCGGGCTAGCAGATTGTGACGACTGGCCCAGCTCATCAGGACCGCGCCAGGTGAACCGTTACAGCTACACCAGCAATAGCGGTGCCGGCCGCCGAGGGCTTGAACGCAAGGCGATCACCGGCAGCCAATACCAGATTAGCAGCCGTGGCACTAAGCGCCGGAGACTGCACGGTGTTGGCCGTGCCCTCCAGGTTCAGCTTGGTCGAGGCCAGCACAGCAGCGCCAGCACCCGGGGCATTGGTGCCGGTGTCTTTTGTGATGTCCGCGGTGAGGGTGCTGGCGTTTGCGACGCTATGCACCTCCGACACCTTCAACACTCGCATCGCCACCGGGGCGATGAAGAACGTCTGAGTGGCCAGACTGCCTGCACCAGGTTGGAAATGGCTCACCACCACCTCGTCTTTTTCGCCGGTCTGACAATCGAGCAGCACCGATGCTGAGGTGGCAGCATCGACCGTGGTCTCAGTGAACAAGCCCACCTGCACATTGCCAGAGGCAATGGCAGTGACCTTTTTCTGAGTGGGATCGAAATAGGCCGGGGCCCAGATCGTCCCACCGCTGCCGACATCAGTGGCTTTTGCGAGCTCGTAGACGCCTTCCACCGACAAGATGCCGTTTTCGCCATTGGCGATGTCGGCGACGGCCACGCCGAACAGATCACCGACCAGCACGCCGTCACCAGAATTGATGGCGGCGGCAGCCGTGATCTCCAGATACTTGCCGTTTTGAACGAAGTTCTTCATGGGTTGGGTTCCTCCTCAGGATGATGGTTAGGGTCAGGAACCGGCCGACCGCACGAAGCCCCGGTGGTCCGAGAGCGTGCAGCCGAAGTCCATCCTGACAAGAAGTTCAACCCCATCAGGATCGCGCTTCTCGGTGTTGGTTATGGTCGGACCCCCTTCCCCGGCGAGATAACCGAAGGTGATCATCTCCACCTGGTTGGGACTGGCCATCAGATACCAGTAGGCGGTGTTGTCATCGCTGAGCCGGGGCTCGACGATTAGCTCCACGCCGCTGGCGAACGGGTTGGGGCCGCTATTGCCGGTTAGCGCCGTGGGGGAGTAACCGGTCGGGAACAGGAACTGCAGCGCGCGGGTCTCCAGCTCCACAGGCACCGCCATAAATGCCGGGCGCAAGTTGAGCTTGTTGCCGGCCAAATCGGTCTGCTTGCGCAGCTTGGTCTTGGCCAGATCCATGCCTTCAATGCTGATCACGCTGCCAGTGCCGGTACTGGTGTTGTTGTGGCTGCTGTGAAACAGCGCCTGACCGTCAAGGCTCACCGTGGCGCCGCTGGCGCCAGTAGTGATCAGATCCCAGACCAGATTCGACTCCAGCAAACGGCAGCCGCGGCCGAGCATGTCGGGAACTCTGCTCAGGGAGTCCAGATCGTCGTTTATTATCGAGGCCCTGGTAATTGTGATCTTTTTGCCGTAGGTGGCGAGCTGCCAGATTGCCTTGCCCTCGGTGAGGGTGGCGGATTTGTACTCACCGCCCTCAAGAAGCTTTTCTGGCACCACCTGGCCGGCAATCTGCAGATCGGAGACTGGCTTCAAGTCGGGCAGGTTGCGCTGACGGGCCAGCGGCCGCCAGGTCTGCACCTCCTCGGCATAGCCCGCCAGAAGCCGCTTATTGGCAACATTTTCGAACAGATTGGGGAAGTCGCTGGTGCTGTGGAAGCCACGAGTCACAAGCTGGTTCTTGCTCATGCCATCGGTGTTAACGCCTCTGGCCTCCAGGAACATCCGAACCATTTCAAGCATGGAGCGGCCAATAAAGCGCCGGCCGACATCGGTCGGGGATTGAATCAGCCCCACGCGGCGCTCGATTTCATCGTTGAAACCCCGCACCAGGGTGTCGCCGGCATCGCGGGTCACCTCCACACGAGCCGGATGGCCGGCATAGGCGGGAAATTTTCCCTCCACCTGACGGGTGCATTCCCGGACCACTGCAGTCACCGCCTCGACCTGAGACCGGCCGCGGTGATCGGCAAGGATCCGCTGCACGGTGGGCTCGTCCAGCTTGGCCTCACTGGCGGCGCGGCGCACCGCCAGCTCCAGCTTCTCATCGGCAGAGCTGCGCTCCACATGCTCGGCCACAGGCTCGTGCTGCACAGCCGCAACAGGTGCGGTCGCAGTTTCAACAGTAATCACCGGGTCGCCCCCGGCCTGATTCTCAACAGTCATTGGGGGGTCTCCCTGAATGGATTGCTCGCTGCGCATGACAGCGTGGGTGTCCTGGCCCCGAGGGACCAACGACACCAATTGAGGCTCCCAGTCGGTAGCCAGCATCGGCTCATTTGGCCCGCCTTCGCGGATCGAATAAACCCTGGCGTCAACCGAAAACCGCGCCGAGCCGGTGCGCATGCGAGGGAGCGCAATGCCCATAGCAGCATCAGGCCCGTCCACCACCACGCGACCGACCAGCTGATTCGATCCGTCGGCGGCACGCTCCAGCTTCAGATCGGTCACCGCACCCCAGATGGCATCTGAGCTGCGTTTGTGGTCGTAGTCCGCCGGCAACGGTCGCTCCGGCCATCGGATCGCTTCTGCAGAATGCAGAAGCTGGAATCCATCGCCAACATCACGATCTGTACTGATCACGATCTCAGCCGAACGAGTTGCCTCGTCCCATGAGTTTGGCGCCAAAAGCGCCATCCGTTGGATGATGGTCGTTTCCATGCTCACAGACTATGCAATCGGATCCTGTGCTGCGTTTTCAGCGTTTGGCAGATTGGCCTGGCCGTTCACGCCACCGCCCGGCCGCTGGCTGAATGGCACAGCACCACCAGCAGCCATATCCACACTCAGCACCAGCCCCCCGTCTCGCGCACGCTTGAAGTCATCGCCCAACTCTTGAATAACAATTTCAGGCACATAGCCCAGCATTCGATGCAGCTCTGACAAACTCATAAAGCCTGCGCGTACCGCCTCGACGTAGGCCGGGATTTCCCGCGCCGGATCGGTCAACCACGTTATCGGTGGTGTCCACTCAAACCGCGCCGTGCCGCGGCCCATATTGGCCATTGCCGCCGCATCTCGATACCACCGCGCCAAAGGGTTCAGGAACTGCGGAATCATGATCGACCAGCGCCAGCGGGCCACCGCCCTGCGCATCTCCATCCAACCCATCCGGCCGCTGGAGAAGTTCACCTGCGACAGGTCACCCGTCAGGCTTTCGTAGGTGATCTCATAAGCTTGGGCGATGCTCAGCAGGTGGTACTTCTGCACGCTCACGAAATCACCGCTTGCCGGCGGAATGGCAAACTTGATCTGTTTGCCCGGCGGCAGCTGCTCAATCGTGCCGGGTTCCAAAGTGTCCAGCAGCGTCTGGCCTGGAGTGGATTGAGCCTCGGGGTCAGCATCCTCAACAAACGCCATGAAGCATGCGGCCAGCTTGTCCTTCAGCAACTGGGCCGCATCCCGATCGCTCACGTCACGCAGCTTCAGCAGGGCCGCCACGCCGAACGGCACGCCAGTGGCCTGCCCTGGCCGGCGCACGTCGTAGATGTGGCAGATCTCGCTGGCAGGCACAAAGTCACTGGTCAGCCGCGCCGCCGTCCAGTCGCTCTCGCCGGGGTGAGAGCGCCTGAGCCAATAGCCCTCCAATTTGCCGTTATTCGCGTACTGCTTCCCGAAGCGGATCAGCGCACCGTCGTCCTTGCTGGTGTCCAAATAGTCGGGCTCCAGCACCTGCAGCTGTAGCGGCGGCAGGCCCCGTTCGATTAGATCGGCATTCATCCGCCGGCGCACCAGGCAGCTCCCTCGCACCGCCGTCGTGCGGGCGATCAAGGCCTGTTTGGCATATAGGTTTCCCAATCCGTCCCAGTCGCAGTCTGTTGACTCCGACCAGTCCCGCCACGTCTCCCCATATCGCTTCGTGGAACCCAACGGCTTGCCGATGATGCCATCGCCCACCCAGCTCGCCACCACCACGCTGACAGCTTTGGCAGCCCACGGGTCGGAGTCCACCAGATCCTGATGGCGGTTGATAATTCGTTGCAGGCTCAGCCGCAGATCTGCATTAGCTCCAAGAGCATTAACGTACCAGTTATCAGTGCGGCGTGATTGCTTGGCCGCCTCGAATGCTCGCAGGTGCTCGATCGCCGCTTGGCGCCTCACCAGCTCCAGCGCCTCCCGCAGCTTTGCCTCGCGCTTCCGTCCCATCAGGCCCTCCGAAAGCTTCCGAGGATTCGCGCTGGCTTATGCATGCTGCCCTCCAGCTCCGCACTCATAGTCCGCTCCAGCTGCTGCATTTCCGCCAGGTCGCGAAACACCACCCGCCGGCCATTGCCGCTAATCTCCCGCGCGCCCTCGGCAATGGCAGAGCGAAGATCAGCTAGCTGTTGCTGTGTGTATCGAGCCATGCAAGCAGGCTACCGAACTAGGACACACCACCTTCAGCTAAGCCAGCTGCCGCGGCGGCGGGGGATCGGGGCAGGCGGAGCGGCGCCCACCCCAAGCTGCGCTTCCAGCTGATCCCACATCGTGGCCCGGTTGTAGCGGCGCTTCAACAGCTCCAGCATTGCCAGGCAATACACCAACAGGTCAAGCGGCTCATTGCGTGCGCCGGATGGCTTGACCCACTCCAACACCTGAAACCCTTTCACATAACGAGGCATTAGCCGTTCGCAGGTGAGGCCCTCTAAGTAGTCGCGGCTAGTGGCATTATCAAAATGAACATAGTTTGGGCCGGGCTCTTCTAGCTTAAGTCGGCTGTAAATTGTGCGCTTAATTCCATGAGTGCCTAGCATGTAAAGCGTTACACCACCCTTTACGGTCTTGCCTCTAAAGGTTACATCAACCTTAGACGGCTTGCCCAATATCGGCGCCGCTCGATTAGTAGATCCTTTGATTGCAATAACCCCCTCGCGAACATGCTGCCGGCAATAGTTATACGCCTCACTCGTAAAATGACCACCGGTGTCAATTGCGCAAAACTGCGGCTTCATTGTGCCGCCACTCTTGCGCGGCCACGCAACCTCTCGAATGGTAGTCACCTGTTCCCACACATCATCCTGGGCAGGGTCGCCGTCAACCTTCTGGTGCCAGATTCGCCAGGCTTCATCACCGCGGCCAAAACCCCAGACCGAAACCTCTAGCCACGTATCTTGCACATCAACCGCCATCAACAACACCAGCACGCCATCTGGGCAAGTTCCATGGTCATACCCACCAACGCGAGCCAGTAATCCATCTGCGCTCACCTTGGCCAGGGTTTCATCCTCCCAGGCCTCCGCCGCTCGTTTGTTTACCCAGCCCTTCAACAGCATCATGTCATTCTTGGCGCGCAGGAATTCGTCGCGGATCTGCTCCCAGCTCAGCCAGCCATAAGGCGCATACCACCCGGGGAAGTGAAAGCCCGCAGTTTCCCCGTCCCCTTTCGCAGTCGCC